CCAAAACCAAATTCATTTATCATATTAGAAGTAATATTTGGATCTGTAAGTTTATCTTTTGCCGCAAAAATATTATTTTTTGAATCAAACATACCTGTTTCTTCTACATCATTTGCTGCTATTCCTGCTGCTATTGAATCTTTTTGAGATACATAATCAGGATTTTTTTGTAATGATTTCATATCAAAAACATCTGTTGATTTATCTGATGCACTTAAAAATTTATTTTTTGCTTGTTCAATTAAAGATATTTTTTGTCTACTAGCTTTTGTTTGTGGGGCTTTTCTATTTTTAATTTTTTCTATCCTATTATCAAAAGTACTAGCATCCATTTTGGAAGCGTTGTATCCTGACATAACTCCTTCAACAGTATTAACATCATTACTGACTATCTGTCCAATGTCATTTAGTTGAAAACCTGAACCTAATAATTCATTTTCTAATATAGCTCTTCTATTAACGGGAAGCTTATCACCTAAAGCACTTAATCCTTTACCTAGAAAACTATTTTTTAAATAATTTTGTGCTGCGCCTGGTATACCTTCTAACTGTTTACCTTGATAATACTCTGGATAATTGTCCATCATTTTTTGTGCTTCTGTGCCTGAAGAATAACTATAATCACCAGGTGCTCCAATGTAAGATCTTTCTGAAGCTTGTCTAGAAGCATAGGGACTATAATTATTTTGTGTTCTTGTAGAATTAGGATCAGGATTATAAACACTAAAATCACCTCCTCCTCCACCAGGCATGGGTAATATACGTTCTGTAGGTGGAAGTGATGGAAAACCTGGTTGAGTAGGTGGATTAGTTCCTGGCGGTGTAACCACTCTTGGTGTTTGATTTATATCAGGCATTCCCTGATTTAAGTATTCTTGTGCTAATTCAAATAAAGTTTTTGCCATTATCTTCTTCCATCGGGTTGAACGTCAATTCTAAATGTACCAAAACGCCAATTTTGATTAGCCCCATCATTTTCTATTTTAAGGTTAACAAAACGGCCTCTGGCTCTAGTATCCTTTTTATCAGTACTTGCAGTGATTGTAAAGGGGCTTAATGCTGTTGTAGTTTCTGATTGTTGAGGATATCTCTTAACTGCTAAAGTTATTTTAGCGTCTCCTTGTAAATTTTTAAAATCAGGTACAAATCTCCTAACTGCTAAGAAAGTCTCTCCTGATATTGCTGGTCCAGAAGCCTTGCCATCAGGACCTTTTTGTTTTGATTGTAGATCGAAATCATAAGATTTAACAAAAGAAGTAACAGTTGTTGTAGTACCATTTGGATTAACTTGGTCTGTTCCTACTTCATGTTCAAATAGTACTGTTTGACCTAAACCATCTTCTCCTACTACAACTGGAAAAGTACCTGAGTTAGTACTATTAAATTTAGTTGCAATAGGTTTTGGATAAATACTAGCATCTAGGTAAGTTGTTCTAGCTTCAGTTCCAGTGTACCACACCCCACCTTTCATAGCTTCTCCATAATTAAATACTACATACTGATCATTGTATTCTGAATTAGTTGAAGGGTAATACCAAATAACCTCTGTAAACAAATTATTAATACCTGCATTTATTTGTTGACCTTTAGTAGTGTCTATTTGATCGTAGACATAATCTTCAACAGAACAAGGTAAAGATTTAACGGTACCATCAAACATAAAGAATCCATTAGTAGACATCCAAAATGCAACACCATCAATTTCAATAGCTGCATTCTTACCTATCAATCCACAGTTAGTACCTACTTGTTCAAAACCAAATGTAAATGGAGCTCCAATAAATTTCATTGTATATACAGCATTATCTGTCCACACTAGAATAGTTTCTTTAGCTTTTAAAGATCCTATAATTCTAGTTCCATCTTGTAATCTTTGAGACCCTGCCGAGTTAATAGCTGTAGGGGTATAATCATTTATATCTTCTTGATCTGAAAATCTTATAAACATATCATCTTGTGTTGAAGTTGATCCAATAGTTGTTTCAGTTCCTAAATGAATTAAATGCCTGGTTGTGGGTGAAACTAAAGTAACTCTAGTTGCAGTTGGATTATTTGTAGTTGAAAAACCTGTAGTTCCTGTAGATGCTCTTGTTGTAAATCTAGCTGCAATTCCTGAGTTCCAAGTAAAAGTTTTACCGTTTGCAATAGTTGCAACTAATACTTGACCAAAATTACTCAATGACCATAAGGCAGATTCTAGAGTTACTTGAGAAGCTTGAACAGCTGAACCCCAACCAGAATAATCTGATGCATCAGTAACTGCAGATCCAGTACCATGAGCTTGACCATTTGATGTTCCAGTAGTAGCCGTTCCAAATGCTCCTCTAGTAATACCAGTTAAAGTATTTGTACCTTTTCCCGTATAAGAAATTAATTCATTACCGACTGCTATAGTTCCTGCAGTTGGAAATCCTGCATTAGATACAATATTAATTGTAGTTCCTGATCCTGCTGTTCCTGCAGTATCCGCAGTTAAAAGGCCATTTAAAGCACTGGTCAAGGCTCCTGAAACAGTTCCGCCATATTGAGAAATACCAAAACCATAACCATAAGATTGTGCTGCTGGACCTATTTTTTCATAAGGTATAACAGAAATACTTCCTCCAGTAGATACAGTCGCTGTTGCATTAGTACTTTGAGTAATTGTAAAAGTTGTTGTTGTGGGTGCTGAGGTTACTTGAAATAATTTATCATCAAAAACGTTTGGATTATAACCTGTATTACTAGGTAAAGTAACACTAGCAAATAAAACAATATCTCCTGGTTCTAAACCATGTGCACTTGCTGTAGTTATTGTACAAATTGGAGAGTTCTGAACTGTTGCGATTGTTGAAGAAGCTAAGGGAGTTTTTAAAGGTGTTATATCAAATAGCTGACCTTCAAAATATATAAGTAAAAATTTATCTGTTCCTATTGCAACATATCTATTTCCGTCCAAATCAACAAATGCAAATTCTTTTCTAGCTACTCCTACAATAGTATCTGATAAAAGAGAAGACCAACCCCCTACTTTTTCAGGTAAGTTATACCTAAATCGTACATTGTCTGAATCTACCCAACGAAACTCTGCACCTGAAGTGGTGTCCTGTTTATCAATTCCAGGTAATACTTTAAAATCAATAAGAGCCATGATCCATGCTCCTTATGCTGTGTTGGTTTTAAATGCCCAACCTCTTGTTGCATCTATATATAACAAAGTAATAGATTGACCATTAGTATTTAATGTTAAATTACTTGTGCCTGAGTTAATAGGTTTACCATTTCTGTTAATAATACAGTTGTTAGATCCCCATGTTCCTCTAGTATCAATTATACTTACTTCATCTCCTACAGCCGGAGATGCGGGTAAAAGTATGGTAATAGGATTAGAAGAAGTGTTAGCTAAAATTTGATCTCCTGAAACAGCCGTGTAAGGTGTGTTTGAATCTGTAATTGTATTATAACCTTTTTCAGTTATACCTTTAGTAGTATTTGTACCGTCTGATTTAACTAACATGACAGCACCTGTAGGTATTGCTAAAGCTGTTCCACTTGCTGTTAATACGCTTAAAGTTCTATTTGATGTTCCTCTAACTGTAGTGTCTTCAATAATAAAAACTCTTTCAGCTCCTGCAGGCATAGTAACAGTTCTATTTGCTGTTAATGTTCCTGTTAATTTAATATATAAATTTTTACCATTTGAAGTAGCTCCATTATCTAAAGCCAAAGTAACGTCAGCTCCACCTACAGCTAAAGATAAATAACCTGAAGCTGCTTGTTGTAAAATTTGTAAGTTAGTATTAGTTATAGTTCCCCAAAGCCCTGCTTTTTCTCCAGTGGTTACTAGTTCTAATTTTAAATCTGATGAGTATGATGATGCCATAATTTATTTAAAAGGGTTCAATTGGTGTCCATGTCATATTTACTCCTGGTATTATATCATTCCAAGTGATGACCCCTGCTTCTCCTGTGTTAGCTATTAGTTGTGATCCCGTAGGATTTACTAAAGCGGTTCCAGTTACTGTAACACTTCCAGTAGATAAGGTCAACGCATTTCCAGTTACAATTGCCGTAGCGCCTCCAGAAGCCACAACAGTTCCAATACTTAATGAAGTAGCGTTACCAGTAACAGAAAAATTAGCATCTGCTGAAATTGTAACAGTTCCGGTTCCTAAAGTAAGTCTATTAGGATCTACTGGAACAACAGTACCTGCTATTACTACTGGAGTACCAATACTAATATCTAAGGCATTACCTGTTACTTGTATTGTTACACTGTTATCATCAGCAACCGTAGAAAAGGGTCGTTCTGCAAATGAGGCAAATCCGAAAAGCATTGGTTAACTCTCCAATGTTTCTATTCTAGATTTTAAACTATCGTTTTGTGCTTTAAGTTCTTGTATAGCTTTAACTAATATAGGAAGAATTTTACCAGGTGCCGCTTCTAATTTATCTGGATTGTCTTTTAGTACTATTTCTAAATGTTCTTCTAAATTATATTTTATTTGAGTTTCGTCTAAATCTTGTGCAATAAAACCAACTTCTTTTTTACCTGGTTTGCTGCCATCCCTTCTATTCCAATCAAAAGTAACTGGTTTTAAATCATCAATAAAATTTAAACCTATTTCTAAATCTTTAATATTTTTTTTATCCCTTCTATCAGAAAGAGCTGAAATAGATTGAACTTGTGATCTTATAGATGATATACTTGAATTTCCTAAAGTAACTTGATTAGAAGCTGTTACTGAACTTGCTTCTGCATTAAATCCTAAGTTAGCATTGTTGTTTCCTGTTGTAGTGGTGTACCCAGCACCTTGACCAATAGAAACATTACAACTTCCAGTAGTTAAATTACGATTACTTTCATAACCCATAGAAACATTTCTAGAGCCTGTAGTTTCAAGAAATTGAGAATAGTTACCAACTGATACATTATTAATACCTGTAGTATTAGTTTGCTGAGCACAAAAACCTATTGCTACAATGTGAGACGCAGTAGTGACGCTGTCTGCAGCATTTGCTCCAACTGCTGTATTATTAGTACCTGTTGTATTACAAGCTAAAGCACTACCACCAACTGCTGTATTAAGAGAACCTGTTGTGTTTTTAACCATAGCACTTCTACCTATTGCTATGTTATCTGTACCTGTTGAGTTAGCACATAAAGCAGCTACACCAACTGCTACATTAGAAACAGCTGTTGTAGTATTTCTTAATGTTTCATTACCTATCGCTACGTTATTACTACCTGTTGTCTGGTTACATAGAGCCATATCACCCACTGCTGTGCTATTATCTGCTGTTGTGTTTTTAAGTAAGGCTTGTCTACCAATAGCTACATTAAAATTTCCTGTTGTGTTAGCTTTTAAAGCTGAATGACCAACTGCTGTATTGTTAGAAGCTGTTGTGTTAGATTCTAATGAACTTTTACCAAAGGCTGCATTTTTACATCCTGTTGTGTTAAGAGCTAAAGCGTTGTAACCTGAACTAGTATTTTCTCCACCTGTTGTATTAGTTTGTAATGAACCAGCACCCATTGCTGCATTAAATTCTCCTGTTGTATTAGCTTTCATAGTATTAAAACCTACTGCAACATTTATACAACCTGTTGTGTTATTACATAAAGAGGAATTTCCAATAGCTGTATTATTATCTCCTTCTGTATTTTCTTTTAATGCTGAAATACCAAAAGCTACATTGTTTGATCCTGTAGTATTATCTTTCATTGAGTAAGCACCAACTGCTGTGTTATTTGATGCAGTTGAAGTACATAATGATAGATAACCTATTCCTGTGTTTTGAATACCTGTTTGGTTAGCACATAAAGCTTTATCACCAACTGCTATATTATATGCACCTGTTGTATTAATCCTCATAGAACAAGTTCCTATTGCAATATTACTTGCTCCTGTTGTATTACTACATAACGCTTTGTATCCTAAAGCATTATTAAATGATGCTGTAGTGTTT